ACGCTAGGCCCTAGGGGGTATCGCTCGGCACACACTCCGTATATAAGGGTCTCAGATATTTTTACCAAAAATGCAACAAGGCCCTCAGCGTTAACCGAGAGCCTTGCATACAGTGGAACAACAAAAGCGCAAAGAGAGCACTTTGAGCCCTCCCTCAGTCACCCCTTAGTCATTATCAGGGTGCCCGAAGTCAAACTCGAAGCGACTTATACCTGTTCCTAGAGAATCGTCAACAGTTTTCTTTGCGACATCGAGGAGTCCTTTAGCTGCAAAGTAGTCGTTGTAGGCTAGCTTAGCGCTATGCTTACCGTCAGCAGCGATAACAACATAGTTCTCGTAGTGTTCGCCGAGTATTGCAGTGATCTTTTCGATGTCTTTCATGCTTAGAGTCTACTAATAGCTTACTTAGAGTCTACTAATAGCTTACTTAGAGTCTACTAATAGCTTACTTAGAGTCATATTTATTATATGTTCTTTATAAATATATTCCTCATAGTCAGCTCTTAGTTAACTATTAGTAAGTAAATTTGTCATTAGTCAAGCTTATTTTCCTCCCCCTATACGATCATTGATGTTTTTACTAATATAAGATACATGACTTGTGTTTTTACGCTTAGTCAGCTCTAGTCACGCTTAGTCAGCTCTTAGTTACTCTTAGCCTCCTTTTAGCCCTCAATATAGGCGGTACGATTTTCACCAAGTCAACACTTCAGGGCCCCCGCGCCGCACTTTGTAATACGCATCGGCATGCTTTTGTAGCTCTTTTAGCAAATCTTCCTCTTTTCGCTCTAGGATGCGATCTGACGCGTCTTGTGCCATTTGGGCAGTCCAGTATCCAACAGCTATCGAAAGCGCGTCTAAGCGGTCGTCATGCGTCACAGCGCCCCTCTCACGAGTCAAACGTGTCATCTGGTAGACCAACTGATACTTCAGGGCATGATCTTTAGGATAAACCTGGCTAGTCTCGTAGTCTTCTTGGATTACCTTAGGGTCAACAACAAGCTTATGCCCAGTCATCACAGGCTCCAACGTATCGATAATGCGTTTCTCTTTCTGAGTGCTATGACGAACCTCCTCGATCGTGCAGGCGTGGACTTTGCGCAAAATCGGCTTGAGCAATTCGACAAACATACCGTCACCGAAGTTACTCTCGACGACAATCTCGTTGACCTTGTGTTCGCGTGCAGTCATCGACAAGAACTTGAGTGTCTCGTCAGAGTATCCTCCCTGAACACCACCAGCAGCTGTGACATAGAGATAACCGTTAAGCATCTTGACGACCGCATAGCCTGTCTCGTCTTTTCCTCGTCCTGACGGGTCGATTGACATGACGCACCCAGTATACGGAATATGTTTTCCTAGTGTTTTTAGCGGTCTGTAGAACCTATCGCCAGTCATAGCGACATTAGGGATCGAACCGTCCCACTCTAAGCTCGGATCTCTAGCCCAGACTAAGCGTTCAGGCGCTAGGTCAGCATCGAGTGACATAACGATCAGGTCAGCAATCTTAAGAGGATACTTTTCGACATCAGAGAGATTAGCATCGAGCATAAACTGGAGGGCGTATCCTGCTGAGCCATAGGATACTTTGCGTTCTGCTAGGTCTACATCGGAAAACCGTAGTGGCTCAGTGGACTTTCCTTTATTATCTATATTAATACAACACTCAGCGACATTCCCATCGTAGCGCTTAGCGTTATGCTCAGGGGTAATATACTGTGCAGGCCAAATGCGTGTCGAATAGCCACGCTCAGTCAGCTGTCGGTATATCGTATCTTCACACTGAGGAGTCCCCAGGAAGATGATCTTAGAGTCGTCGTTAGGCTTTAAAATAGCGTCGAACTCTTTGACCTGCTCACCGAGCTTATCGCGCATCATTTGTGTCGCAGAGTTATTAGGGACTTCTACGTCGTCGGCTACGATGATGTCTGCACGAGAACCAGTGAGCTGTGAGGTGATCCCTAGTGATTTAACTGAAGGAGCGTGTGCAGCAGGCGCAGGGCCGACATCGAAGGAGATCTTAGAGAATCTCTGTTTATCCTGAGGAATCAGGTGTTTTAATATCGGCATCTCGTGGATTAACCTCAGCGTAAACGTAGAGAAGTCATCAGCACGAGTCTTTGAGGCAGATACTACTAATATATTCTTCGATGGATCGAGGAGCAACTGGTGCACCACATAGGCCGAACAGATCCACGATTTGCCTACTCCTCGGAATCCCTGGATCACTGCACGTTTGTCTCCGTGCTGCATGTAGTCAGCGATTTCGTATTGAATCGGAGTAGGCGCTGGTAGATTAAGCTGTTTCCACACGAGAAACAGGAAGTTACGAAAGTCCTTCAGTTGCTTAAGATCAGCCATTGCGAGATCTGTTTTGCTTCTTAGATTGAAGCCTTAAGTTCGACTTAGCGTTGTTCGTGGGGTTCCTGTCTTTGTGGTCTACGTCTTTACCTTTGATTTTCTTTAGGCCTACCTTTTTAGCCATGAGAGCCCTGGCGGCATTGCGTCCGGCTCGGCGTTTCTTTTGGTCAGGCTTTGAGTGGTAATTGTCGTATTCTTTTCGGTAATCTCTAGGCATTGGATGCGATGTCTACAATTCGATCTACGTGTTCGTCGTGGAATGGCAGAGAGTTCACTAGTTCATGTAGAGGTGAGCTCTCGGTTGCCACAGCGCCGACGTTGTTGTCTTTGAGAAACTGACGTATTGCTGAGAGGTCAGCGGTAGTTGCTTCTCCTGATTTGACTCTGAGTAGAAACTCGTCGATCAATAGATCTTGGAGTTCATAGAGTTTATCTGAGCGGTCCATATTATTTAAGTTCCTTTATTATCTTGATTATTAAATATACCAGAGTTGCCACTCCGACACAAACAGCAACTAGAGTATTTGTTTTCTCGAGTGTAAGCGACCCAAGCAATCCTGTGACTCCTATTAGTGATGGCATGTATTGTGAGTTCATCTTATTGTCCTGATCGGAAGGCTTCGCGCCGCTTCTGCATGGCCTGTAGTTTACGCATGTGCAGCTCTGGGTTCTCTTTGAGCATCTGATGCTTAGCAATTCCTCGGTAGGCATCTAGCAACCTACGAACCGCTTGAACTTTAGGACCGTGGTAGCCTGTTTCTTTCCTAAGATTATCCCCTCCAAGCTGCTGATATTCATTACTATTAAACATGATCTCTAAGCGCTCACGTAGAGTCTTCCCACGCAGCTTAGATGTCCCAATGAGCTCAAGCATTCTGTCGTAAGCTTGTTGCCCAGTCTCTGGGTTATAATATTCTTTCATGTCTAACTCCTCAACACCAGCACCGAGGTAGCGATCAGGATTCTTAAAGCCTACCCCTAGGTTCGCTAACTCTTCGTCAACAATGTTACCTGTCCTTCCTTTGACATAGATAGGATTAATTACTCCAGCATATCCCCCGCTACTAGGCACTGTCTCGATTTCTCCTAAGATATTTCTCCTTGGTGCAAGCATCTGGTTAGCTAATGGTGTCCGTTTGATAACCATATCACGCCAATCGCTAGCTTCACGCAACGCTCTGTCTTCCTCGTAGCTCATCGACTGGTTCACAATGTTAGGCACAAAGCCTCCAGCGATGTTTCCGAGGAACCTGTTGGTATCTTTACGGATATCTCCGCTCTTGAACTGAAGCATCGTAAAGAGGTTATCAAGACCCTGAACGTAAGACTTGTTGGTCACGTTGTTCGCTAGGGCAATACCAGCAACACTAAACAACTCCGCGAATGTGTTATCGTCGATATCGTTGTATTTGTGAGCTTCACTCATGTCAGCAACAATGCCGAGAATCGTAGCCATAGGGTCAAGCCTGTTGTAACTTACCCACTTGTCGCCGACTTTGATCGAATACTCTTGGTGATCCATCTCCCAGAGTTCCTTTTGTTCACGATTACGCGGCCCTGAGCCAGTGATGAGATTACCGCCTTTGCCGCTCTGGAAGAAATACAAGAGAGCAGCGAGACTCGACACAGAGGTAGCAATACGACCATACGCTTGGGCAGCCTCAGTAGCAGAACCACTAGCAAGCTGTTGTCTATATTTACTACTAAGTAATTTAATCGCTGAGGCAGA